CCAAAGAAGTCGATGTTAGTAACGCTGTCAAAGTCGGTGATCTCGTCGATCTTGCCGTCAGCCTCAAGCGTGATGCCGCCTTCCGTGACGCTGTTGAAGGATTGGGAAAACGTGCCGGTAAAGTTTGGGCTCTCGGTGTAGGTCTGGACAACCTCAAGGTCTTGCGGCTCTGGCTGCTCAACTAAAACCGTTGGTATGCCTGTCAACGGTGCATATTTATCGTTCGAGCTTTTTGCCCTGACGAGGTAGTGACCATCTAGCAGTGGCACGATTTTGCGTGTCGTGCTGCCATTAACAGCAGGGACAATTTTTTCTGACTGTGACCATTTAATGTCACCAGTCGTTCGTGGGTTGTGCCGGATCTCAATGGTGCCGCCAATCTTGACATCAAGATCAGTTGCCTCAGGCCAATGCAGCTCAGCGTTGTGCTGGTCAATCGGCGTGATATTCAAGCTTGCAATGTTGCTTGGAATTGTTGTCCTGCCCTCTGCCCTAATACTCGCGGTAGTCGGAGACGAACGTCTTTTGCCCGTTTGCTCTACATCGAGTCCATAACCAATCGCCGTAACGCTGACGTTATAGACGCCCGTCTGGCTATCCATAACGTCAAAGCCTGTTGTAGTGACAAAATGAATTTCTTCATTGTCACTGTCTAATCTGACAACGACTTCGTATTGACTAGCTCGCGGCGACTCCTGCCAAGTAATAGCCACACGCTGTAGAACTTTGTCTCCCTCTTCAAAAAGAACCTCTTGCAGGCGCAAGTTGGTAACAGGGTCTGGTTTTTCAGCTAACTGCGTTACGTCACGAGGGCTGAAACTATGAGCTGCCTCAACAGCTGCATACTTGCGATTATCGTGCGCTAAAGCTGTGACGCCATAGGTTGATTCGTTTTCAACAACACTCAAAACGCGCCATGTGCTCAACAGAAGCTCGCTGTAACCAATCGTGAAAGCAGAGCCAGCGACAGGAGCACTGTTTAACGTCGAGCCGGGAGTAATAGTGTTGCCAACAATCGTTGACCCACCAACAACCTGCACTTCATAAATCAACGCGCCTGTTCTTGGATCAGTCTTAGCAGAGCCGTCATCGTTTCTGCCTTCGGTGATCACATTCAAGGTAAAGCTGCTAGGCGCTTGTGCCCCGAACATGTCAACGTCGCTCCGGTCCAGCTTGACTGATGTAGTTGTAGAACCTGACGAAATACGGCCAGCAACCGTTTTGCCTGCGCGGACAGGATCGCTGATCTTGATCAGATCACCTGGCCTAACCGTGATTCCAGCTGCAATGTCAGTTTCAAAGCTGCAAACCTCGGTTTCATGATGCGTTGTATAGAGAAACCAAAGGCCAAGACGGCGGGCCTGCCCACGGCTTGAACAAGCGAATGCGGTGATGTTTTGCTTGTTGTAGCCGTACTTTCTGACTGGCTTAAATGCGGTGTCAGCCAACTCAACCAACTCTTCCGCAAAATCTCGCAGGTTGTTGTCAAAGTATTTAACTGAAACGCATGTTGGTCGATTTTTAAGGCTGGACCCTGAATAGCTAAAGCCAGCCTGAGTCACGTTCGACTGGTTGAATGTATAAGCAAAAACGTCAGGGGCATCCTGAGAAACAGTTATTCCGCCAACTTCCCAGAAAGGCATTGCCCTGAAAACAGAGCACATTTCTTGAATGAGCTTGTAAGCCTCTTGTTGATTTTGTAGCAGCACATTGCAGCTAAATCGCGGCTCACCATCTACAACTTCGCCACAATATGCTGACGCTTTTTGAAAGCTATACAGGTCGAGATTGCTAGCAGTATCAGAAGCGCCGGTAAACGTGCCTGCAGCGTCTTTAGCTCGCTCTTCTGGCGTAAGAACTTGCGAGCCTAATCCGTACCTAGTGTTTGTCAATAAGTCATAAAGGATGAAAGCAGGATCATTTGTCCATTCCCTTGTGGTTTTCAACGTGCCGTTGAATGTGCCTGCATACTGCAACGATCCATCACTTTGTACTGTTGCATTGTGCGGGATGCGAACTTTAATTCCGCGTATTTTGTAACTCCGCTGCGGAATGCTTGGGAACTGTTCAGCGTTAAATTTGAAACCGACAACAGCACTGTTTGGATAACGAGTCTTCTCCCCAACCCTTGCTGTGAAGTCATACCAAATCAAGTCATCATTCTGGGCTAACGTGTCGCTGTTAAATTCCTTGCCAAGGCTTGTGATGCGAATATCAACAGGGAATGCAGTACCAGCTTGTATTTTTGCCTCGTCAAAAACGAGCAGATGCCTGCGCTGGTAAAGATCAGGAGAAAAGCCAATATGGGTAAAACGCCCATTTCCAAGGAAAACATTTTTCTCGTCATGATCACCAAACCCAACCCGGTTAAATCCACCGCCTTGGTATTGAATTTCGATTGAATAATCAATCCTTACACCCCGCAACCTGCCATCATCTTTTGAAACCGTCATTTGCGGGGAGCCAATCGTCACCCGAACGCTTGTCACGTCTGTATCAGTGATTTGCCTAGTAACACCTGTTGCGGGGCTGCCATCTAAATAGTCAAAAAAGCCACCGCTTCCGGTGTTTGTGCCAATATCTCCGTTTTTAAGAATCTCGGCGTTTACAGCCGTAGTGCTTTGGTTGAGGATGCCGATGTTCTCAAGAACCGATTGAGTCTGTGTGCCTAATCGACTCTCAAACGTAGCATCACGGATGTCGAAGTTGAGCTGTTCGACAATGCCCGCATCATTCTTTGTACTGCTACTTGTGACCGTTGCCGAGGCACCTAGGACCGGCGTGTTATTAAAAAACGTGTCTTTTAAGGATGCAAGATGGTAAGCATCCGTACCAACTGTCAGCCCACTTGCAGAAGGGAAGCCTTCAATTTCTCCCTCACTGAGCAGGTCAACAATCCTGGCAACCTGGCTTGAATTGAGCTTGGTCTTAATGCCCATGTCAGTTGCCCTCTACGTTCAGACCGGCCGATATGACAACACTACCGACGATCACTTCGCCGTAGGCAATCGGCACCGGGACACCTTCCCTGCCAACGTTCTGAACCCCTGAGAAGCTTTTATTCGTGCGTGGGTCGTTGTCTATCTCAGGCGTTGGGACAGTTGGCGACAGCAAGCCAGCAACGCCGACCAAAGCTAATCCGATGCCGATGTTTCCACCTACTGCCGCCAAAGTCACGCCAAGTGCTGCGTCTGCTCCAGCTACAAAACCAGTTGCACCCAGAGATACGCCCGCCGTTGCAAGTGCTGTGCCGATTAGCACGGCTCCCAACGCGATAAACGCCAGATTCCTGAACAGGTTGGCGCCAGTCACAACAGGGATGATCCTGATGTCATCGCTGGCTGTGAGCGGATAGCCAAGCTGGTGCGGCGACTCCCCTAGCTCTAACGTGTGCGGACCAACGGCAACCGTGTAGTGCCCGGCGTTCATAATTGAACGCAACTCAGGAAAGTTGCACAACAAAAACCGAATGGCCTCAGCCGGTGTTCTTGCAACCGCCTCAAAAACTTTCTGACCGCAGTGCTCCGCCAGGTGCCCATACAGCCTGATTTTGCGAAGCATTGCCGTCACTCGCCATGCCCTTCGATTCTACCGACGACTCAAGGGTCAATCTTTGCCCAGCTTTGATCTTCCATGCCATAGATAAACCACGGCAGCCCGTATTGAGTGCAAGCCTTTTTGTCTGGCTCACTGGGCAACGCAGGCGCACCAGGGTGACTATGGACAACCGCTAGAACCTTGCCAGTGTCCTCGGCGGCCGCGTAACCCATCGGGTCAAGGATGAACATGTCATCCTCATCGCTTAGGTTCTTGCACGGCCAGTAATGCTCAGCACCGTCAAGCATGACAAGCAATCCACAGCACTCTTTTGGCGCTTCTGCTTCAGCGTGCTGCACCGCTGCTACCTGCCAATCGTGCATCAGTTGTTTACGCCAACAGACGGGAACGAGCCAAACGGCAAACCACCGTTTGCGTCACCACTTGGGAATCGCTTGCGACAGTCACTAATCCTTTTGCCGCAGACGTCAGCGTCTACAGCAGGCGTTTTTGTGACTTGTTCAACTTTCGGTTCATCTGTAATCGGATCGTTGTCTGAAGACCAAGTAACATCGCTGCCATCAGAATCCTCAATTACTAAAACGCCGTCATCCTTCAGCCGCAGTTGCTTCTGGTCTAAAAATCCAGTGGCATTTACCTTGTAGGCAGCCCCAACCTCTTGCAAGGTGCCTTCAAACGGGTGGTTGTCTCGAAACGGATTAGCACTGGTTACTTCAAGTTTTGCAATCCAATCTTCCTGATTCCTCCAAAGCCCTTCCTGGCCGTTAATAGTTATACCTGTAATCGTGTTCCAGCCAAAACCCGTGTAGTTGTTATTGTCTTTAGAGTAATGGTCAGCAGGCAAGGCTATAGAGGTTAGGTTAAAAGTGATGTTGACAGAGCGATTGCCGTACTCAGGATGGACTTCCGTAAAGTTGTGAGTGGCTGTTGTAGTCTGCCCTGCAGCTGAAGGGCTGCTTTGTTTTAGCTGCCAAGTAAAAGCACCTGAACGGCCTTGCTGCACATCAGGCGGATACCACTGGTCAACACCATCAGGACTTAGGCGCGTCAACGATCCGATTTGACCTAGTTGGTGGGTGTCCGTGCCAGTCCAAACTACAGAGCCGCCAGCGTAATCATTCCGGGCTACATCATCGTTGTATAGAACTAGGTTGCCATCACGCTGCATTACTAGCGTATAGCCATTGGTGTTTCTGCCGATGTTTGTGTTAGATGCCCAGATTGCATTAGCCGAAGTCTTTTCTGGTTTTTTATAAATTACAAAGTTTCCATCAGCTTGAACAACAGCAGCAAACCAACCATTCGTAGAAACAAGTTCATTGCCTTCAGTTAGTGATGAATTAGATGTCAGCTTTTCTTGATTGGTTGAATATCCAAAGCCAGTAGCGTTAACAAGCGTTACCTGTTCGCCTGTCACGTCAAAGGCATTTGAACCGCTATAACCGCACTCTTTGCCTTTGTATTCCCACTGGCAAAGGTTCTGCATCACAAGGCGGCGCGGTGCCTTTGCGTCACCCATGTCAAAAGAAGAAACCAGTTCAAACTCAACAAAGTCTCTGGTCTCAGTAACCTTGCGATCGATGTAGTAGATCTCCTCTGGAAACTGTGCGTTGGCCCCAGAGTCAGGGTTGCCGTAAGGATTAACGCCGTTCTCCCAGTTATCGCTGTCTAAAAAACGGCTAAGGGTGCGGATACGTTTTACCCTTGCGCCGCTCAAGTCGTTGCCTGGCGTGATTTGATTGACACCCAGCAGCAAGGCAGTTATTTGGCTCTGCAGGTTCGCAAAGCGGATTGAGGGCCTTGGCAACGTGCCATCCCCATTGAACTCAAAACCTGATGTTTCTACCGGCAATGGGACATAAGGGGTGCCGCCATATTTAATCGAAAAAGCATTAACGATGTCATCTGCGGTAGTTGGCGCGGTCGTCTTTTGGTTGCGGCCTGCGTGGAAGTAATACTCCTCGTTGGAGCCGTGGAGGTCTTGGAAAAGCCGCAGCTCAAACAGCTCAATGATTGCAAAAGGGCCGGAGTTGAGAAGCTCAACAAACGCAGTGCTCATGGCTCAATGACTTGCTGAAACGTCGCTGTAATCGTTGCTCT